TATATTGCGTGAATATTTTATCATTGTCAATTGAATAGTAGTCATTATTTGTTTCATAGTATGTTTCAAATATTGGTTTATTAAATGTTATACCGTTTTTTTCAATCCCAAATAAAGCCAAAGTAACTCGGTTATTATAAAAGTCGAACCACTCGGGCAAATGGTGTGGTATTAATGGTTTGATTTGGTTATACACGGTTTCACACAGTTCATAGTGTTTTGATACCGGTATTATACGATTGATGTCTTGTTTTTGTGGAAAACGTTGATAAAAATGTTGGTGTGTGAAAGTGGGTTGTATATCCGTAGGAGATATTAGTGATATGTCGCAACATGCTTTTATCTGAAAGTAGTATAAAAATTGTTTCTTATTGCGTACCCACAATTCTGGAATGTCTTTTAAAACACTTTCAACATGATTTTTATTTATGTGTAGTGTTTCACTGTGGTTAACACATATTAGATATCCTTTAGTGTCATCAAGTGGTCTAATATAGACTAGTGATACTTTATTTAAGGCAGGATGGATATTAGAATTAAATGGAATTACCTCAACAAATGCTTTTTGTGTCTTAAGATTGTATAAGACTTTTAGTTGATCTAATGTTTCAATAATATAATACATAACCTATTTTAGGCTATAATATACTAAATAAAAATTAGACTGCCAAATTTAAACATAATACTTTGTAAAGTCAAATTTTAAGTAGGCATCAAATTGAGGTAATGATAAATCTTTCATAGTTAATAAAACCATATTACGATTTACAGTTGCAACTTGTTCTTTAATACCTGTTAAGTTCCAAGGTAAGAAAAATGGTAAATAATATTGCCAGTATATATCAGGTGATTGAAGTACTAATTTATCAAATGTATTTTGATTTATTTCTAAATAAATAATTTCATTAGTTTTTTTACAAAAATAACGTCTATATTCTCCTATTTGATAATCTTGTTGTGTTGGAATATTAGGATTATAAGCTGGTTTATATATAATATTAGTTGGGGCTGCTATTATATTGTTATAAATTGTATCTTCTAATGTTATTACTTCTGGTAGATTAGGATTAGTATTAATAATATCAGATATTAATGGGGTTAATTCTAATACTGGATTATCATTTTGGTTACGTCCTGTATATCTTTGACCTGTTGAAGTAATAAAATAATACCCAGCATAATTTTGACCTGTGGATTTGACTTGAAATTCTCCTCCATTAGTGTACTGATTAGGTGTTATTTGTGATTCTGGGAAGTACATATTATTTTGGTTTATAAATAGCTATATCTCTTACTGTACCTTTTAATACTCCAGCTACATAACCTTCTAATGCTGGTTTAAAAGCATTAGGGCCATTAACCCATATCCATAAATCTTTATAAGGCTGTTGTAATTCAAGAGCTAATTTTTCTGCTGCTTTTTGATCTTTTATACCTGCTTTTAATGCTTTTAATAAATTAGCATATTTTTTATTTTTTATAGTATCAGATATAGCAGCGGCACCGTCTTCTAATGATAAATAATTTTTAACTTTAGAAGTATTAAAATTAGTTGAACCTGTTTTAAAGAAAGTTGTATTAAAACCATTCCATATAGCTTGACCACCTTCTGCTTGTCTCCAAGCCTTAAGAAATAATATATTTCCAACTGTTGCTGGCGCTCCTAGATTAGCTAAAATAGTTTTATAATATAACTCTAATTCTGCCGCTGTAGCTTCTATTGAAGGTATTTTAGTTACTATTACAGTTTCATTACTATTAGATTTTGCTAAAACTGTTTTTAAGGATTCATATATAGAGCTTGGTTTTGTTGTTGTTTTAGGTAATGATAATGATTCAATAGTAGTACTCCACATATTATTTTCAATAGTATGATTTACACCTTTAATTAACCAACTCATTTGAGTTTGGTAATTTGAAGGCAAAAAATCAGTTTTAAGAGTAAATTCTTGGTAAATTTTCATACCTGACATTCCTGTCATTTTTAATGAAACATTAATAGGAATAAAACCAGTAGATGTAGTAGCTGAACTTGTAGCTTCTACTTTTAGTTGTTGAGAATAAGCTATAAAATTATTTAAAACTGAAGTATAAGAACTAAATGCTACTGGATCCCAATTTGGGGAAGTAGCACTCATATTTATATTTTTTAAAAAAGTAATATAATCATCTACTGTTGATTTATATTGGTTATCTAAAGAAGAAGTAACATCAATAGCTATATACTCGTCATTAATTTGTTCAAATAAACTACTAGTTAAACCAGCGTTTAATCTAGATAAAGCAGTAGCATCTTCTCCTACTACTTTAGAGCGCGCGGCCGCTGCTATAGTAATCATACTAGCAAAAGCAGGAGTTAATTCTGTTTTTAAATTAAAATCTTTAATAAAACCTGCTGAACCTGAACCATTTGAGCCTGAAGCATTATATCCATATAAGTCAAATACTCCAGGTGTTGTGTTTAATATATTATTATATGTTTTATTAAGATCAGCTAATACTGAATCTTTTTTATATAATAAATTTTGGTCAATAAATTTAACTGTATTTGTATCTTCGTCTATTATAGGAACTATATTATTAATACCTCCTAAATATTTGCCAATACTATCTCCTAATTTTTGTAAAAATGATACTAATACTACTTTAGAACCTGGAGATTCAATTAGACTATCCATTAATGTGAATACATTATTATAATTTAAGTAAACATTCATAAGTTTACCATATGATTCCTTACCTATAGTAGTAATAAAAGGAGTAACACCAGGAAATGTATTAATAGTTTCATCATTAAGTTGTATATCTCGTTTAATTAGTAATTTACTTGGATCTGTACTTAATTGAAGATCTATAAAATTTATTAAATTAGTAGGTTCATCATAATCTATATTAATTAATTTATATTTAGTAGCTCCTTTATATATTGTAGGTACAACCTCACCTTGTATAATTCTAAGAAGAGCACCAAATCGAATATAATACTCACGAGATAAAGAAGATCCATTTGTACCTATATTACTTTGAAAAGTAGCAACAGCTACATCTGTTAATTTACCATCACTTAAATAAGTAGTTATTCCGCCTACTGTTTTATCTTTAAGTTCAGCATCTAAATCATGTTTTAATTTATATAAACGAGCGTGAATATTACTTTTATTAGTCTCAGGATTTGGAGAATTTTTTAATGAGCTTTTCCAAGAATCTTGTAATGCTTGTGAAGGTGCATATGCTACTTGTGGATTTGTTATTGGTGTAGGTGCAAAAGGAGAATTAGGTAAAGGAAGTTGTTCTGGTGATGTTGTTAAAACATTAGCTTTAAGTGACTCAATAACATCTCCTAAACTTCTTATAAAGAGAGTTATATCATAACTACCATCTTTATTAAATGTCCAACTAAAATTAACTACTCTACCTAATATAGCATCATAATTACCACAACTATCATAACGATTTTTAATTATTAATTTTTGTAAATTATCTATGTTAGCATCACCAGTAAAAAATTCAGTTTCTAATGATGTTACATTTGTAATTATTTCATTAGGTGATTTGTTATCAATATATACAGTATGACCCCATTCTAACATAACATAAAATCCTAAACGTAAATATAAAATATCAATTATTTCAAATTGAGATTTATTCCATGCTTTTATTTGTACTGTTGATGTTTTTAAAGAGCCTAAACTTTCATTTTTTATGTTAGCAGATTGAATACCGGGCATTGGTCTTAAACCATATTCTGTTCCGCCCCAACCATAAGCAAAATTATTAAATATACTTTGATTACCAGTTTGAGTAACATCTGTTACTCCACCTTTTAAAACACCTCCATATTCTTTAACACCACCAAATAAAATTGCTTTTTTTGCTAATGCCGTACCTGATAAATTTAAAGTTTGAATATATGGATTATTAAGAGCATTTAAATCTCCTATTGAAACTGAAGACATTAATCTTACAAAAGATGTAGGTGTTCTAGCATAACTTATAAATGCTGGATTTCTTGGATTGTTAGTGTTGAAACCAGCTCCAAATAATTTTTGACGTACATCTATTTGTTTTGATATAATCGGATTAAAACCTTCACCTAATATATTCATATTATTTGTTTATTGTATTATATTCATTTACAACATTAGCAGGGAATGCTGGTATTCTTAATTGTAATCCTGATGGTATTAATAAACTACCTAAAGTAACTTGAGGGTTTCCTATTGCTATTACCCACCATAAAGAACTATCTTGATAGTATTGTTTAGCTAATACATCAAAACGATCTCCTTGTTGAGTATAAACATATATATCTTCTGAAGATAAAGGTACCTCAGGATAACGCACTGTTTTATAAACTAATTTTCCTTTAATTTTTGTTTGAGGTATATTAATATATCTGTTCATTAATTAAGCTAAATTTTCTGAATTAGTTGAATTAAATTGATTTCTTGATAATGGAGAATCAACTGTATTTGGTTGTATTATAGTAGGAACATAATCATAATTATTATCTTGCGAACCAGCTCCAGCAGCTAATGCTATAAATCTTTGTTTACCAAATGATGATACTGCACCTAATGATCCTGAGTATTCATTAATTTGTTTTCTTGGAACAAAATTATGTATTGGAGTAAAGGTAAAAGTTGATACCTTAATCATATGAGGTAATTCTTTAACTGATGGATCACTTTCTCCTACATCATCAATTCCTATTTCATAAGTTGCTTCTTGAGGTATATCATAAGTTAAAGCTGTTATAAAACCTGGTTGAGAATATAAATATCCTCCCACAGTAAGCCTAACTAAAGCTCCTCTCATATATCCTTCTTTATTATAATCGGGCATTAAATTTGAGGCTAAAAAATTTAGTTTTTGGTACATAGGAATAAGTTCATCTTTTGATTGAGCAGCTACAGTCCAAGACATATTTATTGTTCTATCAAAACTATTATATGTGTAAAATTTTTCACCTCTACCTATATATTGAGTAGGTGACCAATCAGCACTATAATTATCTGAAAATGAATCTATAAAAGCTCTAAAATGTATAAATATTCCTTCTCCGGGATCATCATTATTGATAGCTTCAATTCTAAATTTAACTAAATCATTTGTATCCACATCTGAAACTAGTCGAGAACTATATAATGGCTTAGCATTAATTTTATCTAAAGCTTCAGCTTTATCAGAACCATTAATTATAGCTCCAGCTGTGTATGAAATAATATTTTTATCTCGTCTTCCTGGATTACCTAAAAATACTCTATTTTCTATACTTTTATCAGTGTAACTAGGAGATTCAGATAATATATTTGAATTAGCAATTCCATCTCTTAAATGTTTTCTAAAATCAACTAATTGAGTAATTGGTTGGTTTTGATATGTTTGTTGATTTTCAAGTGCTAACGCTGGATCAGCAACTATAACTTTATTTGCTCCTCCGGGAGCTATACCATAAAATTGATTGCGATTACTAGTATATAAAGGATTATTGATACCAGTTCTATTTCCTAATGAAAAATTTATAGAAGTTGAACCTATACCTAAAGTAGATCCAGGTCCTCCTCTGTAATTTAATATTTCTGTAGGGAATAAAGATACTGAATTGATTGGATTAGGTATAGGTAAACCTTGTATACCATTTAATCCAGTATCTATCATTTTATCATAATATAGATTATATAATCTATTAGTTGAGACTTCTTGATCTGTCTTTACAGCGTCATTATACTTAGGAGAAAAATAACCATTAGGCAATAAACCTTGCTTATCAAAATGAGCACCAGCAACTGATAGTCCTACTTGTGCTAATGTATTAGTTGGCAAATATGGACCATTATTTGGTTGTATTTGAGGAACATGATAGTTAGAAGCTTGTGTTCTAACGTTTGTTTGAGATAAAACGTTTTGTTTAGCTATAAAAAGTAAACCTGGTGTAGTAGTAAAAAATTTAGATAGACGTTCTACATCAGTTGCAGAACGAGCTATAACTAAACCATTAGTATTAAATGTAGCTGACGCTCCAGGAATTGGAGTCACTATAAATGGTTGTCTGCTTGCTCCTGCGCCTGGAGAATCTTTACCGTATTTAAGAGTTAACAGAGGCTCTACCCCATTTACACCACCTGTGTTAACATTTGGTGTAGGATAACCTGCCCCTCCGTAAAATACAAATTTACCGGGGTTAGTAAAGATATCTCTTAATCCCATTACGCTGGTTTAACGTCTACGTATTTTTGTGCTGGTGTTTTAATATCAAGATTTGATGGTTGAGGTAATGTATTTAACACTCCATCATCATACTTGTTATAATCACGTGTTACTGTTGAGTTAAAAGCACCATTTAATGAGTAGCCTGGAGCTTCTCCAAATGCATGCATTTTTGATTCTTTAGTTGCTAATGGATTTGTTGGTGGTGTATTACCTCCGTATTTGCTTTGGTTTGAACCTTGTTTTCTTAATCTGTCTAATAAGCCCATAGTTTTATGTTTTTAATTTTGTTATAAATATTAATGTGTTACATTCTATATGTATTTATAGCGGTAGTTGTACCTACTTGTCTAGCTTCCATATTTATATTTCCACCTTGTTTTACTGTTTCATTTAATTCTCTTAGTAATTTTTCTACTTCTGGGAGTTGCTTTTGTGCTTCAACAGCTTGTCTTTCTCTTTCCGGTACTGCCGCACTCACCTTTAATGGATCAAATCCTGTAAATTTATTAATAGCGTAATTTGCTTCTGTAAAAAATCCTGGTTTTTTGTCTATTTGCTCTTGTAGTACTCTTTTCTTTTCTTGTAGTGCTTCTATATCAGCATTTTGTTCTGATTCTGATTTTTTACTTATAGATGCGACAGATATATTTTGTGTATTTCTTTTAGCTTGCATTAAATCTGCTTCTCGTTGAGCAGCTTCATCAATACCACCAAGTAATGTTGATCCTAAACCTTTTGTTTGAACTGATTTTACAAACGCGGTTAATAAATTAACTAAATCATCTAATAAACCTCCATTAACAATATCACTAAATATTTCTTGTGCTTGTTCTAAAGCATTGTTAAATTTATCTTGAATACTTAATGAACGTTGTGCTGCTTCTAAGTCTTTACCTGATATTATACCTTTTTCAATACCTTCTGCTTGTAATAATAATTTTTTTTCTAAAGCTAAATTATTAATTTTACGCGCTTCAGCTGCTTGAGCTCTTAAATCTTTAGTAAAAGTACCTGCTGTTTGTTCAATTAATTTTTGATTATATAAAGCTTCACCTAATTCAGAAGCTTGCATACCTAAAGATTTAGCTATAGCTTCTTGTTGGATAACATTCATAGCAGTAAACTTTTCAGCTGTTATACCTTGGTTTGCTATTTCTTGTGTTAATCCTGCAATATCATGATTCAAAGCAAATAATCTTGCTTTTTCTAAATTAATATTTTTACCTGTTAATAATTCAGCTTCAAGTTCTGCAGATATAGATGATTCAAAATCTAATAATGAACTTCCTACTTTACTTACTTGATCTAAAGTTAAACCTAATTTATTAGCTTGTAAAGTAGTTTTTACTAATGATTCAAAACCACCTCTAAAGTTAAGTTGAGTTAATTTACTAGTTTTATTTATTTCTTCAAATATTTTTCTACCATTAGCTACAATTCCATTTTGTCTAGAAAAGGCTGCTATTTGATTATAAACAATATCTACACCTTTATCTGCTTCTATATTACTAACCTCTAAAATTGATTGAAATCCTAAAGCTGCTTCTTTAGATACACCTATTTCTTTAGTTAATATTATTTGAGTATCTAATTGTTTAGTAGTAGCTAAATTAATAAAATTAGAAAAATCTGATAGTTCATTAAATGCTTCTACTATATTTTTAGTAGTAGACAGTTGGGCATCTAATACAGTTTTTGAGTCTATAAAACTTTGATATACTGCTCGAGCTGAGTCTTTACTTATGCTTAAATTTTTAGCTATATCAGTCACACGTTTATCAGCTCCTAACATAGCATCAAAGAAAAATTTAGCTACTTTATATAAAGATGTTATCCATATTGGACCTTTTAAGAAATTACCTATACCACTAGCTCCAGCTTTAAATATTTCAGCTCCACTTTTTTGAGATAAAGCGGCGGATCTTGCAGCCGCTGCTGCTTTTTCAAATGGTTCAGATAAACCTTTTAAACCAGGAATTGATTTAACTATTTTTTCAATAGTGCTAAATCCTCTTGTTTTTTTATCAGCATCTTCTGATATTTTTTTAGCTAATTTATTAGCTTCATTAGTTTCACCTATAGCTTTAGCTTGATCATTTATAGATTCTGATAACTTTTTTGTATAATTTATTTGTGTATTTATTTTTTCAAATTCAGCTTCATTATTAGCATCTGCAGCTTGTTGTAATTTTTCCTCTAGATCTAATAACTTTTGTGTAAATGTTAATTGTTCTTTTGATAAATCAATTTCTAATCGTCTATTTTTAAGTATATCTTTAGTTATATCTTTAGTAGATTTTTCATTAGCTAATACTTTACTTATATTATCTGATTGGTCATTGATAGCTTTACCTATATTTCTATAAGTTGATAATATAGAAGAAGATAATTCTGCATTTTCTTTATTAGCACTTAGTAAGGCCTTAGTAAAACTAGTTATATCTCTAGATATATCTCTAGTTTCAATAAGAAATTTTAGATATTCTTTAGCTTGAGTAACGTTGTCTTTATTTATTTTATCGTCAGCCATTATTAATTATTTTGTTATAAATATCAAAGGCATCTATTTTTTAGATGCCCTTGTACTGTATGTTGGTGTTTGTATTGGAATTTTAGGTGCTAATTTCATATTTTTAATTGACTCATCAACAACATCATCTTTTTTAGGAGAATAATAATCTTTAAGTTTATTAAATGTAAATTTTCTTAACCATATAGGCATATTATATATTGTATGCCAATCATATCCACCATTACCATGAAATACAATTTCATGTATTTCACTAAATAGAATAAATCTATACTCGGGCGTCAGGCCAAAAAAAGTTAATAGTAATAGGAACTTCGATGTCCTCCTCTGCACCTCTAGAATTAATAACTGATGTAGTTAAATCAATGTCTGGTGATATAGATGCATAATGTTGTCTAAGCGCTCTAGCTTCTTTAGCTAATAAGTAATTATTAACAAAATCACGAATTGATTTAGTTTCTGAGTCACCATTAACAGCTGTAATCATATGACATAGTCTTACTATACCTTCATTTGATGCGTCTTTGTTTAATTTTTTTAAACCTTTTACTTCAGCGTCAATTTTTTGTTCATCACCGTGAGTTAATAATTTAAATGTAATTACATTACCTGAATCAGGTAAAGTATAATTAAACATATTAGCTCCTTTGCTTGCTTTTACTTCTGGTGATACTGGTTTTGGATTTAATAATGATAAATCAACTTTTTGTTCTGTTCCATCATAATTAAATTCATAATCTTTACCATACGCTAATACACGAGCAGCAATCATCAATGAATTTTTATCACCTACTAATAGATCATTATAGTCAAATTTAGTAACAATTAATGATTGTAATAATTTATCAATTACTGTACCTTGTTTGATATAAGCCGAGTTAGTTAGAATATCTTCTTCTCTCGCCGTCATATATTTCATTTCAAGTTTACCGCTTGATAACGGGTGTGATTCGGGATATAGAAGCCCTTGTGACGGTAGTTCTATAGTTTCGGTTGGGACCTTAAATTTGTTTTCTTCCATAAATTTGATTTGTTTATAACTATGTTTATATATATAAATATATGAGAAAAAAAGAAGCTCGCCAAAAGGCGAGCCATCTTAATCCTGTATTTCGGGAGGGGGAGGTTTAGAAATTTAAGATACAATAATCTGGTTGTACAGTTAATTGGATGTTTTGAGCCGCTGACTCATTATCCCAACTATAATCTCCAAAGTTTACATCTGTAATAATAGCACCTTTAATAATCCATTCTGAAACGATATCACCTACTGGTCCTACTACATCTAATGTTAAGTCTTTCTTATAGAAATCACTATAACCATCTCTACCAGTTACTGATTCGTGATGTAAACGTACCCATTCCATTACTGCCTGAGCTCCTGAAGGAGTGATTGGATCAAATAATGTCATTTGAATAGCACCCCATTTACTTTTACCTTTTACAAAGCGTTGAACGTTAATGTGGTTTAATACTACTGTATCTTGTGTTAATGTTATCGCATTTACTCCTTTGATAATATACGCTGGAATACCATCCATGTATAAAATGAAACGGTTCTGTTGTTTCGGTTCGAACGCTGTGAAAAATATTTCGTTTGGATCTAATACTGCCATGTTTATTTTTTGTTATTTATTCTTTATTATAAATATTATTTAATTTAATCCTTACGCTGGGAATGTTGCTCCTGTAGGTAAGATGTTGAAATCTAAGTAAATAAATTCAGCTGTTCTTGTAGGTTGGATATAAATTTGTCCGATTAACTCATTTCTATCAATTACGTCTGCTGTATTATTTGTTTCATTCATAATTACTCTAAACGCGTATAAACCTTGTTTTTGTTGAACTGATTCTAAGTATGGATTTACTTGTGATAAGAATACATTTCTTGTTGCTGTTGAATTTTGTTCAAATACTAATGTATTAGCAATTTGTGAAATATAGTTCTTAAGAGCAATTAACAATCTTCTAACATTTACTCTATCTAAAGCTGATGCTTGAGTTTGTAATGTTTTCTGACCATATACTACTGTACCTGTTCCAGGGAATGTAGCAATAGGATTTACTTTGTTTGTATATAAAGTATCTCTACTTGATTGTGGTAATTTTTGTTCTGCTCTAATTACTTGTAATCCACCTCTATTAATACCAGCTGGTGCAAACCAAGGCTCAGCTACTGTATCATTAAATGCAAACACACCTGCCATTACTGTTGATGCTGGAACCCAAACATTTTTTCCTGTTGCAGGATCAATCATTTGAACCCAAGGCCAGTATGAAGCAGCGTATGAAGTATTTCTTGAATTAGCTTGTGTTGTTACTGTTGAAACACTAGTGTTATAAGGTACTAAATCTAATACAAATAAACTATCTCCTCTTGTTTGAGTATTATTAATCATTGATGTACATTGTGATGTATATCCTGAATTATATAATCCTGGAGCAAATAAGATATTAAATTTATATTCATCTTGATTTGATAATAAACTGATCATATTGTTATAATCAGCGCCTACTAAACCTTGTGTGTTTGAAGCATCAATAGTTTCGTAAAAATTAGCTCCCGCTGCTACTGTACCAATACCACCTGTAAATGAACCACTAGCGTTAACTGGGATAGATGATGTATATTGAGCTTTAGCTACTCCTGTATTATCAAAATAATATGGAGTTGGAGTATTTACTGCTGAAACTCTTACATAACGTGAAGCGTTAAAATAAGAACCAGATACTTCAATTTGATTATTAGTTACATTATAGTTTTGATCTTGATCTCCTAATACTTTTGAAATAAAGTTAGCAGCAAATGGATCTAATGACAATCCAGTCCAAGTTTCTAATACAATTGGATTGTTTGTGTTATCATTACCTTGACGAATCAATAAACTAAATGTTCCTGATGCTGTATCTGCATTTGAAATTTGATATCTAATGTTATCTGCTGAACCTGAAGCTAATGAACCACTTACATCTATTGATGAAGAACTGTTCATAATAATACCTTCAGATAATGTTTTTAAAACAAATGCTGGAGTGGTTGAATTTACAATATCAGTAGCAGCTAATGTAGCAACTACGTTACCAACTGTTCCAATTGAACCTGATAAGAATGTAAATGTATCACCAATATTATATCCTGTACCTGCTGTAGTAGCTGTAATACTAGTTACTAATGAGCCACTAGTTTTAACAATACTAAATACTGCTCCTGCTCCTGTTGTACCTGAGTAAATGTAACTACCTGTAGCTAAACTACCTGTTGTACCTGAAACTGATGCTGTTGAGTTAGTAGAAATGTTACTTAAAGCAGAACCTGTGTTTAATACTCCGCTTTCTACATTATTTAAAATCGCTGTACTAGTTGCTGGTGTCCAAGTGTTACTTGCACTTACTACTCTAGCTACTAATAATGATGTACCACCATTGTTAAAGTAGTTATAAGCAGCAATTGAAGTGAAGAATGATACATTATCACTACCACTTTGGAATCCTGCACCAAATTTATTTACGTAATCGCTGTATGAGGTAACAACAGTTGGAATTTCAACGGGACCTAAAACTGTAGGACCTATGATTGCTGCACCTACGTTAACTGGTTGTTGTCTGATAAACGATGAATCGTTTTCTCTTGCTAATACACCAGGGGAAATTAATGTTTCTGCCATGTTATTTGTTAATAAGTTTAATGTTTATTATAAATATATTAAAAGGGTTTAAAATCATTCGTTTCCGATGAATTCTCCACTATCTATATTAATAGTTCCTACACCGTATTTTGATTGAAGTTCTTGACTTAATTTTAATTCTGTTATTTTAATTTCTTTAAGTTCTTCAGTTATTTCTTGTTTTTGTAATTTTAAATCTTGGATTGACATTTCAATTAATCCGTATTTATCAATTAATTCAGCTCTTAATTTTTGAATTTCTTTTACTGATAAAACTTCAGATTCTGTTAATTTTTCTATTTTCATGACTTTTATATTATTTTAATTATGATGGGTTAGCGTTACTTAATGTTGTACTTATTGAGTATATTATACCTTGTACTTCTGTATTAAACCAAATAGTGGCGGTGCCCGGGGTGTTTGGATTAGTTAATCGTATAGCAAATTTACCACTTGAATCTGTTACAGCATGATTAATTGAACCTGAGTTTGCTATAGGTACAATATTACTACCTGAAACTACTAAATAAGTAACAGTTCCTGATGCTTGTTGGGCGGATCCAGTTTCTACAGTACTAGTCCACCAATGTATTAATTGTTGTGGTTGTGTTAATGGTGAACTATCTGGGTTTGAAAATGTAGCTGTAATTGCTCTTTGAGCTGTTGTTGAACCACTTACTGCTAAACTACAACTTACAAGTGCTGATAAACCTGATATACCTGAAAGACCTGAGATGCCTGATAAACCTGATATTCCTGATAAACCTGAAATACCTGATATACCTGAGATGCCACTTAAGCCTGATAAACCTGAGATGCCTGAGCGACCTGAAAGACCAGAGACACCTGAATTACCTGAAATACCACTTATACCAGATACAGTTGGAGTAGCAGCAAATGATGCTGTTAAAGCATATGAAGCTGAAACTGCGTTAGAAGAAGTAGCATTCAATGTACCATTCATATTTAATGAACCTGTG